CCCACATTGATCTCTTGCCCAGTAGACAAAGTAATAATCAAGCTGCCATCAAAGTCAATCTTGGCGTCCGTGACAGAAACACCATCTTGACCATCTACACCGTTTATGCCGTTCAGCCCATCAATGCCGCGAGCGCCTGGCAACCCATCACGACCTGGCCTTCCGTCCTTACCTTTTTGACCATCTACACCGTCTTGCCCGTCTCGACCATCTTTTATGTTGGCAACCCGCTTCTCAATTGCTTTGCCGGTTTCGTCATACCGCGCCCGAATGTCGGACTCCATCTTCTTGAGGGCTTGAAGCACCAAATTGACATTAACCGCAATCTTTTGCTTTTGGACTTCCTTGCTTTCCGCAATTGACTTGTGGATTGACTCAAGCGCCGCTAGCTTGTCATCGTCAGACATTGAATCGAGATCAATCATTTCAATGCTCCCGACAGTTGGTCAAGGAACTCGTTCTCGACTGAGCGCAAATTCTCTTGCTTATTCGCCATCTGCAACTCTACGATCTTGGACTTGTTCTTGATGTCAGCTTCTTTGAGCATCAACTCCGCAATCTTGACCCGTTTGTCAAACTCTTTACCTTCGTTGTCATCTGGTAAATTCTTTGTCAAAGCCGCCATAGTCTTGGCTTGCGATTCTTGCGGCATAAGCTGCGTTTCAATTGTGAGTTTCTGTGCCTCTGCCCGATTCTGCTCCGCTTGCGTAGTCTGCACCGCGATCTGAGCCTGTTGCGCTTGCAAAGCCAGTTGCTGTTGTGCTTGTTGAAGTTGCTGGGCCTCTGGGTTGGGCTGGCTCATCTGATCCAAGGCCGCAATCATTTCATATCTGTTAGACAGGCTGGAATTAGCAAAAATGCCCTTCAAGATGATCGGAAGTACCGGTGTATTCGGGCCAAGAGTCTGCAACAGACCCACAAACTGCTGTTGTTCGTATTCTCTAGCAATAATTCCAAGCGTAGCAGTCGGTATGAACTTCATGTCCACCGATGGATAGCGCTCTGGGTCAAACTGCATGTACCTGAACGCCGCCTTTTGGATGAACGGGATCAAGAAATCTTCTTGGAAGTTCACCAGTGTGCGTTTGTACTTTTTAATAATCGTGGCGACTGCCATTGACATGCCAGCACCGTCCCGATTGCCTTGGCTGACCATGCCTTGACCGTCCATCGTGCCGGTGGCTTGGAGGAGCATCCTCTCAAACTCTTTGGCTGTGTTCAGATTGTTGAGACTTGTCTCACCAAACTTAAAAGGGTAGAGAATTTCAGCAGGGTTGCCGTTGACCAAGAACGCTTTGCCAGGCTTCACCTCAAACTTAGCGCCCCGTGGAAGGCGAGAAGCGTCCAAACCGATCATTGGTGAGGTAGTCAAAGCAAGAGAATCCAGATGGCTACGCACTTGCGCGTCAATCGCCTTCTGCATGTTGTAGGACTTCTCAACCGTACCCCGACCCAAGAGTCGATTCGGGACAGTATCGTCCTGATAAGACAGAACCGGACGATCCTTCATCATGTACGGGTTTTCTTCTGCTTTGAGCAGCAAACCCTCGTTGGCGATCACGACAATGGCCTCGACCATGTTTGAGTAATCATCAGCAACCGAGTCTTCGGGGAACAATTCCTCTATTTCCTCGTCCTTTTCGGTCAAGTACTCTCGCGGAACAAGGCCGTAGTACGTCAGTAACCGAACTTTTCCATCTCTGTACTGGCTGACCTCTTGGGTTGGCTCAAGATCAGTGTCTTCGTCACCCGTGGTGATGTTTACTTTGCGGTAGATGCCCTTTTCGATGCCCTCAACTACCTTGTGAATGCTGACAAACTTCTCAATTGCCACACCCATGCAGTCATCAATAGATGTCCCGTTGGGGTCGAACAAGAAATTCTTAGGGTTGACCGGCGTAATTTTTACAGCAATGCGGCTTTTCTCCACTACACCAATAGCAGCTTGCCCCATCTGGCCTGGAATCGGCTGGGTGGCAGGTTCAAAGACCTTTTCTTCTTTAACAACAATCTCGCCAATGCCAGTGCCATATATTTCAGCCATCAACTCGATCTGGTCGATAGCTTTTCTGATTTTGTCTTGTTTGAAGTCTTCCATCAACTGGGCTTTAAGCGCCTCGACATCTAACGGATTGCCGTTGACATCTTTAAGATCGTCTTCAATGTCAAAGAACTCGCCTTGACCAAAGATGGCTTCCATGATCTCGGCATGGCGGGTTTCCACCGCTTGCTGGGTAGCAGGGGTTACGATTCGGCTGCGCTCAGACTCTCGCGTCTTGTCCTCAGCCGCCCATTCGCCACGGAAGATGCGCTCGTATTCTAGGTAGTTGGGGAGAAAGTTCGTGTCGCGCCAGTCGCGCCAGCGGTCACAGTGGTCAATGACAAAGGAGGTTAGCTCTTTGTCGTTCTCTGTTGGTTCATCAAACTCATTTTGATCCATAGCTTTACCTCGTTGTGTCGGCTATTGTATTGGCAAATTTATAGCGGTCGTTACCTCGTTGTGTCGGCTATTGTATTGGCAAATTTATAGCGGTCGATAGGCAAGGCTATCAAAAAATGCCGGTGCTTGTTGATTAAATTGTTGCTGGATCATGTTTGGCTGTTGCATCTGAGTATTTAAGCCAGGGAAGCCCATACGGTACTGCATCATTGGTTGAAGTTGCTGCCCAAATAAACCACCAAAATTTTGAGCACCACCTAATCCCATCAGCGGGTTATAAAAAGGTGGCTGTTGCATCATTTGGAATTGACCACCAAATAGTCCAGCGCCAATTGGTTGCGGTGCATACCCCATGTTTTGTTGCGGGGTTGCTTGGTTTCCCCCGATTGCGGCCTGTGGCATCCCAGTTAATTCTGTAGTTTCTGGTTGCCCTGCGGGGTTCATAAAATCCAAACCATACGCAATGTTTTGAGCGTTACCCCTTGGGTTAACCCCAGCGTCCATTGGCCCTGATGTGCCTATCGGCCCACCATAATTCCCGTATATGTCTAAGCCAGTCTCAGGATTCCAAGACGGGCCTGTATCGCTCCACCACGCAGGGGTGTTTGGGCCAGCCCGTGACATTAATCCCTGAACTGCCTGTGGAAAACCAATGGTGTCAAATTTTCCGGCCATTTTTAAACCCCGCTTATTACGTCCATAGGCTCCCACGCATCGTCATCGTCTTGCTCAAAGTAGCTTGTCACGGCCAATTGGTCGATATATGACAGCGCGTCCGGCAAGTCATCATGCACACCCTGCGAGGGAAACATCAGAAGCTGGTCAGTAAAGTCTGCCCAGTCTTCTTCGCTGTTCAGGATGACTCGGCCATGCTCAAACCTTCCTTGAAGCGACCAGATGATTCTATCTGTTTTCTTACGGTTGCCGTGGGTTAAATCGACAATGTGGCTGTAGACATTGTTTTTTCTCATCAAATCACTTAGATACGGTAGAACAGCATTCTTCAGCGCCCCCCTCTCAATGCCGATAGATAAAGGCCGGTACTCCCGCATCGCCATCAGAATCTTAGAAGCTGTCTCGCGGATGTCCCACCTACCATGCTCAATCTCTTTAACCCACCATTTACCATCTTCCGTTACCTTGACCACCGCTATAGCCGACTCATCCAGCCGCTTCTTAGCGTTAGCCGCCTGTTTAGCGACCTCCTCGAAGCCAGCCAAGTCCACCGCCACGAAGTAGCTGCCGTGTTCAGGCTCGACTCCGTATTTGATCCATTCCTCTTTGAACACATCTGCACCAGCGTTAGAAAAGGACGCCATGTATTCTTGCTTGAACGAGAAGGAGGATAGAGTTTTCTTGGCTGACTCGATCTCCGTTGGGTCGATCATTGGGTTGTCAGCAGTGGTGAAATGCCAGGACTTCCAGTCTGTATCCTGCTCGTCTTGGCCGAGCTTCCACAAGTCATAAAACCAGTTTCTGCCTTTGGGAGTCCCGATAAACATTGCCCGACCTTTTTTGTCGGATAAAGACGCCCTGATGACTTGCTCCCATGCCTCGGTCTTAATGTCGGCGACTTCATCAAGAACTGCATACGTCAGGCTAACCCCGCGCAAGGTGTCCGGTCTATCAGCGCCACGGACATAGATTCTTGCCCCGTTGACTAGGGTTATATCTAGGTTGTTCACATGTGAGTTAGTAATCACTTCCCTTCCCAGATCAAGCAGCAAGTCCCAGATGATCTGTCTGGACTGCCCCATCGTTGGAGACACATACAGCACCGCCGACCCACTAGGACAACGCAGCCCCTCAATAATTAGTGTCGTGGCTGCTAGCCTAGACTTCCCACAGCGCCGCCCAGCAGCAATCACCTTGAACCGAGTCGGGTCGGTATAGACTTCTTGTTGCCAAGGCAGCAAAGCAAAGTTCAGATCAGACATCGGTTATATCTTCTGGCGAGATAAGCGTAGGCTCACCCAATCCCGTGATGTTAATCGTAATAGCCGACCTAAGGTTCTTCTCCTTCTCAAAAAGAGAAAGAGGCAACAACCTGTCTATACACAGCTTAATCATAGCCCCCTGATGCGGATGCTCATCATTCAAAGCAATCTCTATCGCCTTACCCACCATCTGCTGCCCAGCCCCATCCAACAACATCGACTTCAACTCCTTGATCTTCTGATGCTCCGTCTTCGCAGCTATAGACCCCCTGCCCTCCGCAAGCCTTACCAAGTCCGTCTTAAACGACCCCCTAGGCCTCCCCCTACCCCTCTTCTGCTCCCACAGCTTCTGAGA